GCATTTAACATAAAGGCTTGGGCCGCTTTAGCCTTTTCAGTAGGATTGTCATAACCAGCAATTTCCAAATAATCAACCGGAGAAATAAATCCTTTCTCGGCATCAACTTGCGCTTGGTCATACTTAAACTGACGGTCTTGCGGAAGTGTCTTACCAGCGATTACTTTTACCTCGGTTCCCTCTTGGAAATCATCTTGCATGAGCATGATGAGCTGCACTGATTTATCAGTACCCAGTAATTTAGCGGTATGATTTTCGGTGTATTTAACTTTTGCCAATTGATAAAACCAATTAAATAATTCGTAGGATACATAGTCCACTACTTGCACCAACTCATTTAGGGCCAAATAACTTTGGTCAATAAGCGCGAGTCGTCCGGCTTTGGTTTCTTGACCCTCACGTTCACCTCGAAACGCTGATGAAGCCGCCATAATATTATCTATTTCACCCCGAGAATCAACCATATCGTCAAACACAAACTGCGGTAAAGGAGAGCCTGTTTCACGGGTAACACCATCTTTAACCCCTTTACCCCAAATAATGCCCCGAGCTTCAAAGCGGAGTTTTTGCGCATCGGCTTTTGGCATCACACTGGAATCAACTTTAATTTGGCCGTTTACTAACGACGCATTTTCATCAATGTCTTGTTTACGGCGGTCTATATTCTCTTGGAGAGGGGCAGCTTGGTTAATCATGTCAGTCTGACCAATCGGGGTGTTCTCATTATTAAAAACAGTAGTGAAGATGTACGGCTTTCGCGGGAAGTCAAAGTGATTAAATAAATATGACTGATATTGAGTTTGTTCAGTATTGTCTCCACCCTCAGCAATTTCACCGTCGGCTGTTTCAGCCGGAGCACGCATTGATTGTTGTTCTCGGATAGACCCCATGAGTGACCGCCGACTCTCACCCTCAGCTTCTTTGAGTTGCGCTTCTTCCTCATCGGTTACTTTTAATCCATCCCAATCCCAATAAGGATTCTTAATTGAACCAAGGAGGATGGTGTTGTAGGTGAACATAACGTGCTCGCCAATCCATGCTTCTTTATATTTTATAGTGAGGTTAGATAAAAACGCCGCTTCCTCAGTATCGAAACCATTTAATTTTAGAATGTCATCAGCCTTTTCAGGGAAGCGTTCCATGATGGCCATGATGGTGTCAGGCACTTCTTCAATCACAAATTCAGATTCAGATTCTTTGGTACTAGAACTTGATACTCGAATATTTCGAGGGTCGATTGACCGGACGTCAAAGTCATTTATAAGCGTATTCCAAAATGGTTTTAACACTAACAACCGCCCAAAATAAAGGTTCCGCAAGGACTTTCTGATTTGTTCTTTGACGTTTAAATCGTCGTATCGTTTAGAGAAATACCCCTCTAATATTTCAGCCATATCTTTTGCCTCGTCAGAATCGCGGGTCGGAATAAAGTTTGGTTGGGGTGGGTTGGCAATCAGCGCATTAATAACACTTTCCATGTTACGGAATATTCGGTTGGCTCTCACTTTAGATTTTCGTCTAACCGCCACTCCGGGTTGCATGTATTCAGGGTTGTTTTTGTAGATTTGGAGATTGTCTTTGTATGTTTTAATTACAATATCCCAGACCGTTTCCGACGACTGCCAACGGTTGTTTACCAGTAGGACTTTATTTTCGTCAGATAAATCATCTATATTCATAAAGGAATGATAACACAAATTTAAATTGTCAAAGATTTACTTTTTTATTCTAAGTCCGTCGAGTCAAGCATTGACCCAAAAGAAACGAACCGATTACTATTATCAATTGCGGGCGGTACCTTTTCATTCTCGGTAAAGACATGTCCCTGTCCTCTGGTCTGCACCGCTAAGTACCAATAAAGGGTGGCGAACGCAAAGTGGTCAACATCGTTGGTACTTGTCCACTGATAGAATTCAATCCCCTTGGCATTAGTACTCTTAATTCGCCTCATGGTCAGCCAGTGAGATATATATTCTCGCATCGACATGTCTGACGGCATTGAAAACAAACAATTGGCTTTTAAGATGTAGTCAATGAGGTGGTCGAGGATACGATTGCGGTTGGAGTAGACAATCCCCTGTTTATCTTTCTCCCCCCACCACATTATCTGCTGGGGGTTGGTATTGTTGTCTTGAAAGAACGACATGTAGGCATTTTGATACCTTTCTACGTAGTAGCGCGACATCGTATTGTCGGGCATAGCATCAATCACCAAGGTTGGTTTGTATCGCTCCATCATATCGTCAAGGTCTTCCCACTTGGTAAACTTTCCTACCTTTACAATCCCTTTCTCACTCCCCAAACAATAGTGTTTAATATTCCCCACATCCACTCCCAAGAACCAATTGCCGGTTTCAAGGTCTTTGGGTGTCCAGTTGTCCAACACAAATGACCGGGTAATAGATAAATCCCCGGGGTTATACGGCTCACCAAGGATAAAGTTATAGAAATACTCTTGGTCGCCATCAGCATCTTTCAAGATTTCCTCAGCCGTAATCCACGGGGCCATAAGGTGACTAGTATGGTAGCCACTGACGTCACTTTCCCTCGTTTTTTGCCAACTCCCCGTGCGCCGTTGCTCCCTTGTTAACTCAACCTTACAATCTGCACATTGAAAACACTTCCGTACTTTGTCAATAGACTCTGGCCACCGTAACAGCTCACTATGCCCATTATCACAGACACAAAACCACTCTTTCATGTCCGATTGACGCCACACTACGTCAAGTTCATCTTTTTCAGTAGTCGGGTTGGAAAATATCCACTTTCCCCGGAATTTACTAGCCTTGGTACGGGATTCATACTGCTTAATCTTGTTCTGGTCACTCCGACTAATCTCATCATGCACCGTGACGTCCGCACTGGTACTAATCGCCGCACTTTTAGAGACAGTCCCCTGAAAAAACAAGTTCCGCTTCCCCACTTGCTTCAAAAACACACTGTCGGTACTAATCCCGGGAAATAAATGCTTATTTTCTAAAATTAACGGGTTGGTTTTCGTTTTTACGAACTCCTGAACATCCGTTTCGGTAGGCATCGTGTAAATAATCGACCACCCCATCTTCATCAAAGAAAAAAACGACTTAATATTAAAAACCACACTCCCCCCCACCTGCGAACATTTTTTCCAAACTATTTTTTGTGACCAGTCGCCTAAAATATCCAACAAAAAAAGCCGGTCAGAGAAGTCTAATTCCTCCCCTTTTTCACTTTTTATTTTATTTTTCAAGACCCAATAAAGAATTGACACGTCTTCGGCCTTGACCTCGCCTAAAGGTGAACTTATTTCGGGAATATTTTTAGAGGGGGGGACTACTTTAGATTCTACCCCCCCGCCCATGGTGGTATAGGGGTCACTTTCCATGCAATTGTTCGCGTCTTGCCTCATGCTGCAGCCACTGTTGACGGTAGACTGTCTGGAACCGGCTGTCGTGGGGGCTTAATATGTCATCCGCATGTAGTGCCCTATCCTTGGCCACATCTTGACTTCTATTGAAATATGGGTCATTGCCTACGTCTGTTATGTAGCGGTAATTGTCATGTCCCTCTGGACACTGTGACTTGTATACTGCACTCATGCTGGCCCCTTGCCCCTCCACTACCTTATTGCCGGTAGCGTGGTAGTCTCGACCACAACAGATGCACCAATAGGGCTGGTACTGCCTGCTAGGGGCATCTACTATCTCACGCTTGGGGGCCATAGCTAGCTGAAGTTCGCGTTCCCTGTCCTTATCGCGTTGTATTGATGCGTAGATGCCTGATAGCCTCTTGACCTCATTAGCGAGTGTACTCATAGCAATATCCGGGCTAGTACGTCACTCTCTTTGATTAGAAATACCCCCGGCTCCGCTAGCTCATTGCCCCATCCCTCATCGAAGATAACCGTATCCCCGGCCTCTAGCTCGCTCCCTGATGATACCGCCAGTACTGTCCCCTCGCTGATGGTAGTAGCGCGCGCGGTCTTATTCTGTACCACTTCGATACCTGAACTACGTACAGCATCCGGCGCACTTACTTGTATCAAAATCCTATCATTCAATGGCGTTATCATATTATTGTGTATTAGTTGGTAGATCCGTTTGAATTACATCCCCCATAACTTCAAGTATTTCGACCAGCTTTTCTGTTCATTTAACATATCCTCATACTCTAAGTCAGTCGCATCAGAAAAGAATACCGCGTTTTTATTTCCTTTTACTTCCTTAGTCTCTACCTCTGTTACTTCCCTCACTGTATTCTCTTTCCTTTTAAATAACCTATTTAGTATTTCCATATCCTAATTGCTTTTTTAATTCAGTTTCAAAGATAGTAACCATTTGTATTACCTTTGTATTTTCTATGTTAACCGTAATACGGTCATTCTGATTATCCTCTTTTTTAGCTATTCCTTTTAATACCTCATATGATTCAATTGCTTTCTGTGATGTTGCTAAATTGTCAGTTTGTCGTGCATTTCTGATATGCAAACCTAGCAATTCATCATCAGTTATCTGGGCATTTATCAATTCTTGTATCCTTTCTGCTATATGAGGCTTCGATATGTTTTCTGATCCAATACAACACGCTACCCCTTTGTCAGTTGTGTTATAGGCTTTTAGTGCTGATTGTGTTGCATTTAGTGTGCGGGCGTATTCTTGGGCGAACTTTTCAGATTTTGGGGTGATTCTTTTCTTTGAACCCCCTATTGGTTTCTTTGTTGCAAAGTATGAGTTTTTTCCCCGGGGCTTTGTTTGTTTTGTTGTTGTGTCTGTTGACATATATTAAAAGTGTTTTTTAATGTTGTGGTTTGGTGAGTTACCAACAGTATTAGTATTGTACTTTATGTATAATCGTGTATGATTGTAAGTAGTCGAATGATTCATAACCGCACTCTATTACAACCACATGCAAACAATTATACAAGATATCTCAGTTAATGAAATTGATATAAAACAATACCTTGGAAAGAAGATTTTATTTATTACCACTCTTGGTAATAAACGGAACGTGGCCCGGGTTTTATTCCCGGCGCAAGATGATAATTTTCTCATCATCAAAGCTCAAAACAGTAATCGTTGTGACATCATTCATTACTCGGACATCATATCAATTATAGCATAAATGTATGAAAAAAATTAAAATTAGTATGATTTTAAATGTAGTCAATTGTGGTAGTTGTGGCGAGGTATTTGCGCATAAATTAAAGATGAAAAGTCTTACTTGCCCATACTGTAAATTCAATGAAGATGTTTGTCACTTCCCTGATTTATTCTATCCCCCCGAGTTTGATGACTCATTAATAAAAATTATTAAAACTAAAATTAAATAACATGCATAACTACAAACAGTGTCGTACTGAAATGAAGATGCGAGGCTACCGGAAATACGTACAAGCGAAATTTAACTT